CAGGATTAAATGCAAGACAGGCAAGAGCGTTACAGATAAAAACTGCTCGTCAGCTAAGAGATGCAGGAATTGGATTAGATTTTGCAGCAGATGCAGGAAATCTTGCTAGCAGCAACGTAAGTCCAAATCTAACCAACTTCTTTGATCTACACTACCGTCCAGGACTTCAGCACGATTCTCGCTATTTAGCAAATCAATACCTACGTAAAAAACTAGGGGGCCCTAGAAAGTGATATATTATAACAACAGTGTAAAAAATAATTTTACATTATACAGAAACACATAAACTAAATACATTTGTAATTATGCAGCCAGACGATAAATTAAATATAGAGTCCCTTACCCTAGACGACGTACTGGGTGATGGAGTCGACACAGTAAATGACGTGCAGGACGTTGTTGAAGAAGTTGAAAAAGACGTACAAGATGAAAACGTAGACCCACTAGTGGGAGACGAGGAGGATGATGATGATTATTATGAGCAGCCTGAAGAAGAAACCTACGTTGAAGACGAGTACGAAGAAGACGATGAAGAAGGTGAAGAACCTAGCAGTATCGCCTTTGAGGTAGCTAAAACCTTAGGGTTTGACATAGAAGGAGATTACGAAGACTCAGTAGAAGGACTTACTGAATTTGTAAGAGACCTCTCTCAAAATACTGCAGAGGACCAGCTAAACTCATTGTTTGAGCAGTTCCCCGAAGTTCAGCAGCATCTTGACTACGTAATGGCGGGAGGGGATTCCCGTGAGTTCTTTCAAAGACAGGGACAGCAAGTTGATTATAACTCAATTGCTATTGACGAAGATAACGTTGGTATGCAACGAGCAGTACTAGCGCAGTTCTTGCAGGTAAAAGGACACGACAGTGAATTCATACAGGATACTATTGATACCTATGAGGCATCAGGTAAGCTGTATGGGAATGCTGAGAAAGCAAAGGCACATTTAGCAGAGCTTCAAGAACAGGAGCAGCAAATGATGATGGAGCAACAACAACAACAATATCAGCAGTACCAACAAGAACAACAACAGTTCTGGAATGAGGTAGCAGAAACTATCGAATCCGGAAATGAATTTGCTGGGGTAAGAATCCCAGACAGAGAAAAATCAAACTTCTTCGATTATATATCTAGACCCGTAGGAAGTAATGGAGAGACTCAAAGAGAACTCGATTACCAAGAAGCAGGTACAGATATCAAGCTAGCTATAGATTATATGCTCTATAGTGGGTTTGACCTTAACGGTGTGATTGAAAAGAAAGCGAAGACTCAGGCAGCAAGAAATCTTAGAGATAGGATTATCTCTAACGAGGAGAGGGTAAAGAGTGCACGCAAGCAACAAAGGAGATCCTCAGCGGTCGACCTGGACGGCTTAGATCTTGAAAGCATATTCTAAATAAATATTACAACAACAACTTTAATTTCTAAATCATGGCTCTAACTCAAGTACTGAAAACGTACTACAACGACCAGCAGATGACCGACACGAACTCGTTGGTCAATGCGCTTATGGAGAAGCCCGAGGAGCTCTCCCCAATTATTACTCATCTCGCAGGCAGAGAAGAAAAGAAGTTCCCACTGTCCTTCCTTACGGAGGGTGTTGGTAACACTAAGTCTATCGACCGCTTTGAATATGAGTACCGTGTTAAAACTCACGAGGTGAATGTTCGTCCGGTTGTATCCGGAGGTGCTTCCGGTGCAGGTGGACAAATCTTTAAGATTGTCTTCCCTGACAAGTGGTTTATTTTCCCGTACACTCTTGTATCTCAGTCAGGTGTGCTCGCTCGTATTATGGAGCAGCCTAAGCCTGTTGCTGGTGGATATGAGTACTCTTTGAAGCTTGTGTCTCCTGACCAAGCTAGTGTTCCCGCCGCTGACTACGCAGCAGGTGCACTCTGGGGTATGCTGTATGCTAACGTTGGAATCGACTTCTCTAGAGGTAACGCTTCTAACTGGGCAGCTCCCGGTCTCGTTCGTTCTAAGATTGGAACGGTCCGTAAGTCTTACCACTTCTCTGGTAATGCTAAGGATTACGTTGCTCAGTTCGAGCTCCCCACGAAAGAGGGTAGCAAGACTAAGCTTTGGATGGACTACGAAGAGTACCGCCACATGCTCAAGTTCAAGGAGGAGTGCGAGATGTATTACTGGTATGGTCAGAAGACCTACGGTAGTAACGGCACCAATGAGATGCTTGACGAAAACGGCCAGCCTGTTGTTTCAGGTCCTGGTTTGTTTGAGCAGATCATCAACAAGGACACCTACTCTACGTTGACTCAGCAGAAGATTGAGAACGTTATTGGAGACCTGTTCTATGGTATGACTGACGCTACTGATAAGCAGGTTACTCTGTACACTGGTGTTGGTGGTGCACGTGAGTTCGATAAGGCTTTGCGTAACTACTACAGCGGTACTCCTTACTTACAGACCACTGAGTCCAAGTTTATTACCGGAAGCGGTCGTAACCTTGGTATCACGGGTTACTTCACCTCTTATGACCACATTGATGGTCACCGGGTGAACGTAGTTAAGGTTCCTTTGTTTGACCACGGTCCTGTCGCTCAGGCTTCTGTTAAGCATCCGGAAAGCGGTCTCCCGCTGGAGAGCTACAGAATGACGTTTGTTGACCAGTCTTCTTACGACGGAGAGAACAATCTCCAGATGATCAATAAGAAGGGTCGTGAAATGTTGCGTTGGGCTGTTGCTGGTTCTGTTGTGCCGAAGGGCTTCTCAGACAGCGATACTCGCGCTAGTGACATAGACGGTGCGTCTGTACACATGTTGAAGACAGCTGGTATCCTGCTCCGCAGATTCGATACCTCGCTCGATCTCCAGTGTGTGGCATCGTAATTTGTGTTTGGTTTGCATAGGGGGAGGCTGCATAGGTGGCTTCCCCCGCTTACCATCAAAGACTTAAGTTATTCTTCTTACAAAAGAACAGCTTAGTTATTCTTTCTAAACTCTAAAAGAACAATTAAACCATGCGTAAAATATTTATCCGCAGAAAAGAAGTCCTGAATCATCTTCCTAAAGAAGTAAGAGCAGGCGCCAAAGTCAATATAGGTAGCATCTACGTAGGTAGGCAGCCCTTGAGAGGAGTTGAAGGTGAAGAGTCTCATAAGCTCTTAGCCTCTATACTCGATGTCCCACCCGGACACGAACAATGGCCTAAACAGGAGAAAGACTTCTGGGCCAGCATGACGTTGAAGGTACCATTCGAAGGAGTGGAGCTCAACATCACAGTCGATGAGGCAGGTAACCCTGAAAATGTAATGGACTACATTACTTGGAAGTGGTGCTTGAAGCATAGACAAGTAGCAGACTCTGAGAAGGCTATGCAAGATGACGGATCTAAACGCTTCTACATCTACGATCCTCAAAGAGATCTGCTCAAAAAGAACACCGAAGTCAAGCTTAAGAAGGAAGCTGACAAGGAGTTTATTAAGGTATCTAGTGACTTTGATAAGATGCGCAGATTAATGCGTCTGTTATCTAAAGGATCTAACCCTGAGACACTGACTGATATGGAGATTGAAAACCAATTGTACAACATCAAAAACGATAAGCCTGCGCTGTTCCTTAAGTACAGTACTGACAAGCACTTGGACTTGCGCGCAGAGATCGAAGAGATGGTACAAGCAAACGTTCTCCGTACCATTGGTAATCAAATTATCTATGGTGATGAAACCATAGGTGAGAATATTACTGACGCAATTGTATACTTCAATAACAAAAAGAACTCAGGGCAAGTAAATGCTATGAGAGCTCAACTGAAAGAAGTTAAATGACAATAGAAGAGATGCATATAGCAGTCAACCTGGGGGTGCAGAAAATAGCATCTTTCCAGGTTGACAATCTCTTACCCCAAGAGATTGACCACGAGCTTAATGGTGCTGTAGAATCATTTATCAAGCAGCGCTACAGCCCTATGGGCAATAAGTACCGTGATGGATTTGAACAATCTCAAAAACGCATTGACGATCTACGTGCACTCGTAGTCGATGCAAGGTTAAAGTGCTTCTACTACGGAGAATCAATCACTGGGTTCTTTACAGACAGAGCTACACTACCAAATGACTATATGTTTTTGGTGAACGCTCTTAGTGATAGCTACTATAAGTGTGATGCTACGATACCGTACATAACGATTAACTTCAACTTTAACCAAGTTAGTATCAGCCTTACTCCTCCTAATCCTGGTTGGATTTTAACTAGGCTTAATAGTAACGCAGTAGTGTTGATATCCAATGCAGAGGGTATGGATATTGATTACTTGAAGAATAAGGAGAACTACGATCAAACGTTCGTTACCAACATCGCTCCTGCTGTATCTACACCAGATCAGATGAATACCACTAACGCATTGAACATAGATGTGTTAGCTACTAGTGAACTCACTCCCGCAAGTGACTCCAACACCCTCATATTATTGCTTACAGGAGCTCTTTCTACGATTGATGTAACAGCTACATGGACCAATCCATTAGATGCTACAGATACAGTAGAAGTAGAACATGCAATAGAATACCCTGCTATTATTACAGCACGAGCGTTTGCTGGAGCAGGAACTAGACAAAGAGAAATGATGTCGTATGTACAACACGATGACTTGTACAAGCTGATGGGAGATCCATTTAACTCTCCCACATACGATAGAATAAAATATACGATACAGGAAAACTTTATCGACGTACATAGTGATAATACTTTTTTCACTACCTTCGTTGATATTAAATATATTAGACGACCAATTCCTATGGATATTACTTTAGGAAGAGGTTGTGAGCTGGCTCCCCACACTCATGATGAGATCGTGGAGATGGCAGTGCAAAGCATACTGGAGGCCATATCGGACCCGAGGTATAACTCACAATCTAGGGAAGTCCTAGAGAGTGAATAAATTTGAAGTTTAATCCCTAAAAAAATAATAAAATGGGAACCAATTTAAATCAGGTGTTTATTCTAAACACTGGAAGTTTACAGAGTTCAGCGGATGCATTTACCGCTCCCGTCGCTGGCAATGTGGGTGTTTGGGCTCTCGATGGTGCTGGTACTTACATGAACACTGCTTTGTGGACTGGTGCTGTGTGGGCAAAAAGAGATATCCAAATCGTGCAAGGCACAGCTGGAAACCCTCTTGCTAGCCCAATCATCAACACTGGAAACATTCGCAGAATCCAGTTTGATCCGTTTGTTGCGACCGCAGGTCACAAAGTAGTTGTTACCCCTAACGCCACCTTTACCGGCGCTGCAGTTAGTACTGTCACGCTGAAGGTTATCGTTCGGTCAACTCCTACTGACCAGCTGAGCTACTACGATCAGGAGGGAACCAACTACTCTATCTTGAGTGGTACGGATCCCTTCCCGCTGGGTGCTTTCAACACTACTAACCATAAGGCTATTAACGTTGAGTTTGACTGCACTTCTACAGCTACTTTCTGCTCAGCAGGTAAGACTGCTATTGAGGCCAACGAGTTGATGAATCAACTTGTAACTGTTACCAATACTGGTCCTGGCACGTCTCTTGACCTCCAGTCCAAGCACGTTGGATTCATCTTCGACGTTATTGTCTTGGATAAAGATGGTAAGGAGATTGTAGGATCTGGTGCTAATACTGTTGGTGTCGCCACTACCGGACAAGTTCTTGGTGTGGGTAACGACTGGCAGGTGCACGGCGAAGAGATTCGTTGCCGCTACCGCTCAGGTAACTTCAACCGTATGTACTTGCCCGATAACGTGGCTACGTACACTGTTGCAAATAATCAGTACCACAAGATTGTCATCGAGTATGAGCACAACTGGCCAAACTCCACGGGTATTGCTCCCGCAGGTTCGTTGAATCAGGCTGTTATCTATGCATCTGACAGCGGCACTGCAATGATTGATACTGATACGAACATTGACACAGTATTCAACTTGACTGCTACTGCTACTGTGTTCGACGCTGATCAGCGCTTCCAGTTCTGATCTTTCTAAAAAATAAAATGGGGGCGGGAATTGGCCTGCCCCTATTTTTAATCTAGCAATCATGGCCTCAGTAGAAGATGTAAAATACTTAAGTATTTCTACCAGCTGCACGACTATTGCAGGTAGAATTGCAAACAATGCCCTAAAAGATCAGTTTGGGTCCACTATTACAGATATAGGTACTATTGAAAAGATCTATATCTCTGATCATAATGGGAACGTAGCTATATACTTAACAGCCAGCGACTGGACAGAAGCTGCTGGAGTTCTTACGTTCGAGACTACTTCTACTACTCCACTAATTGGAGTAATCTCTGTAGAACTGCACGACAATGTAAACATTACGTACGACGCAGACGGAGATGGAATAGCCAATGAAAACGATGGTGATACAACGTTGATGACTACGTTGTATACTGTAGGTGCTTGTGAAATAGACTGCTGCATGGCTAAGCTAATAGATGCAGCTATCGAGTGCCACTGCCACTGCGACAAGTGTAAAGAAGACTTGCTCAGGGCAAACAAAATATTCTTGATGCTGCAAGGAGCAACATTTGCTGCAGAACAAGAAAGCAACAAGGACCATGCAGTAGCTATGTATAACAAAGCAAAGGCTCTATGCGTAGAGGTTTGCGCATGTGGATGCTAAATGGCT